GGACGCCGATTCCATTTTGGACCAATACAAACCGCAAACCGAACTGGGCAAGCTAATTGCTGCGCGGGATAGCCTTCCCCCGGGCCACCCGAACCGCGCGGCATATGACGCGGCGATTACCAAAACGACTACGCAGGGGCCAAGTACCAGCGTTAACGTCAGCACCGGAAAAGAATACGGCAGTCAGTTTGGGGAAGAAGTCGCCAAGGCGGACACCGAGCTGCTTTCCTCCGCACGAAGCGCGCCAGTAATGGCGAGAAATGCGGTGGACATCCTAAAGATTCTTAAGCAGGGCAACCTTATTACCGGCACCGGCGCGCAATTTCGACTTGGGCTTGCCAAAGCGCTTAACTTGGCCGGCGGCACTGATGCGGAAAAAATTGCTAACACCGAGGCACTTGTTTCTGGGCAAGCAGCATCGGTGTTAAGTTCCATCAAAACGTCTGAGTTGGGCGGCGGCAAGACTTTTACCGACAACGATTTGAAATTTCTTGAGCGCGCCAAGGGCGGTACTTTAGAAATGAGCGTCCAACAGCTTACGCGCTTGGCTGAACTTCAATATAAGGCCTCGCAAATTGCCATTGAAACTTGGACTAACCGCCGTAAAAACATCCCCGCAAGCGTCATTAGCCAAACTGGGCTGGGCAACGAAGAATATGAATTGCCGTCAATGGATGCAAATGTTCCGGCCAATGCCAAGCAAGCGCCGGATGGAAATTATTATATCCCCGACCCAAACCGGCCCGGTAAATATCTACAGGTAATGCCGTAATGGCTACTTACGCGCAAGTTGACCACGACCCTTTTGCCGCCGCTGCACCAACGCCGCCGCCAGCGGATATGTCTGGCGCTAAATTAGTTCCCGTTGACCACGACCCGTTCGCGGCAAGCGCAACCGCGCAGCCTGACATGGGCGCGGACGCCATCCCGTCGCAGCGTTCGATGCTGGGCGATGTTTGGCAAGGCACCAAAACCACCGCCGGTAACGTAATTCCCAGCGCCGCTAAGTTTTACGGCGGTCTGTTGCAAGCGATTGTGCATCCCGTAGACACCGCGACCACGCTTTCGCAGTTAGCGCGCGGCGAAGCTTTGTTGGCGACTGGGTTGGACTATAAAGAGCAGCCCGAAAAAGCCAAAGAAATTGAATTGGCGAAAACGCTGAACCAAGTTTACAAAGACCGTTACGGTGGGTGGGATAATTTTGTAAAGACGTTTCAAGAAGACCCAGTTGGCGTGCTGGGTGATGTCTCCACGGTGCTAGGGTTAGGTGGAGGCGCGGTGAACGTCGCCGGCAAAAGCGCGGCGATGCTGGGGGCTGCCGAAACCGGGGGCAAGATTGCCAGTGTCGGGCAAAAGGTAGCGGGCGTTGGTGAAGCTATTAACCCCGTGACGCTTCCGTTCAAAGGGCCAATAAAATCCGCCGTAAAAGGCGCGTACAACGTCATTGAGCCTTACATACCTGGCGGTGAACAAGCGCGCCTGAATAAAGTGTTCCGCGAAATTGGGCTTTACAACGACATTATGTCGGCCAGCGGGGAAAGGCGATTAAGCCCTGACATCATGAATCAAATTGCCAGCCGCGCGGAAGCTGGGCAATCTATTGACCAAATAGCGTATGAAATGCGTTTGCCTTCGTTGGCTTCGGCGGCGGCTAAAGCGAACGCTATGGGCACTGCGGGCATTCAACGCTTGTATGCGGAAAACGCGGCGACGCGCGATGTTACGCGCGCTAATCAACTTGCTGGGGCTGAAGAAGCGGTTGGGCGTGAGCTTGGGAACGTCAACGCGCTGGGCGTACAAAACATTGCCACCGCGCAACAAGCGTTATCCGACGCAAGAGTAATGGCCGCCGGTGGCGAACCGCCATTGCCTAACGATGTGCTATCTCGACTGGAGGGCGCAAAACAGTCCACCAATCAGCTGATGACCGAGCTAGAACAAAAACGCATGGCGGAGGCCGGCACACTGCCTAGCCTCAAAACCGAAGCGCAAGGGGCGAAGGTAACTGACTCTATTGCTAAGGCGAAAGAAAGCGTTACCAAGTCAAAAGTTGACCCGGTGTACGATGAACTTCGCGCGCAATCGGTCGGGCTAAAAACCGACGTCACGCCTATCTATCAGGCGGCGGCGGATGAGATGGGCACCGCGCTGGGTCAATTTGACCCTAGCATGCTGCCGGCTGCCACCGCAAAAATCTTGCGAAAATTCCAAGGTAAAGCAACCAAAACCGGGACCGGATTTATGGGGCTTACCGGCACTTCTACCAAATTTGAAACGCCGATGGCGGAAGTGGCGGATTTGATTGATTTGCGAAAAGCGCTCAACGCCGATTACGCCAGAACCGCAAAATCGTATGGTGACCCGGCGCAAGCGACCAAATTGGCCGCCTTGGCAAAAATGCAAAACGCCATTGATGACGTGTTTGCTAACAGCACTACGCTGCCGGACTCGGTTAAATTGCTGGCCGATGAAGCGCGCAGTGCGTACAAAACAAACGTCGGCGACGTGTTCAAGACCGGCGAAGAATCTAAAGCGTTGTTATCCGGCAATCTGGGGTCTGACCGCCTTGTGGCGACGTTCTTTAACCCGAACAATTTAGATGCCACGCAACAGATGGCGCGGATGGTCAAAGATAACCCCGCTGCCAAATCCCAGCTATCGGAAGCCATTGCGAACGCTTACCGAAAGCAAGTGGTTAAGGACGGCGTAATTGACCCTACCGCGCACGCCAGATTTTTGTCCAAAAACGAAGACAACATCCGCATTTTGCGCGATGCCGGCGTGAATTTTACTAATATCGACCTCCGCACGCTTCCTGCGACGGTATACCCGCGCATGGCAAGCGATATTTCAGAAACGTCCGCGCAGATTGCCAAACTCCAAAACAAATTAGGCACACCGATTGCCGGCCCAGTGCCTAAAGTTGAAGGCGGGCTACCTGGCGCTCAAAAAACGGTTGCTGAAGTGGAAGCCGAAATTGCGGCGCGTAAGGCCGCTGCCGCGCAAGGTAGAGGCGGCCTTGTTGGCGCAGTAGAAGCCCGAGCCACCGATTTAGCCGAAGCTAAGCAAGCCGCCAAAGCCGCCACATCCGACCTTACCAAATTCAAATCTGAGCTGTCTTCGCTCCGCGAAAAAGTTGGCGTCCCCGCGCACGAAACGGTGGCAGACATCGTTAGTGATATTCCGGAAGCCAAACAGATTGCGGCGGAAGTTAGGAAAGCGTTAGATTTTCAGCTTAAGGCTGGTGAGCTGGCGACGATGGGCTCCAAGCTCAATATGCCGTTGCTCACCAAATACCAAAGCTTGAAAATCCCAACGGACATTACGACCGAAATTATCGTAAACAACACGCTTCAATCTTTGTCGAAAAACACCAACACGCGACTCGCGCAGCGAATTGCGTTAGCCATGCTGACGCCCGAATCACTGGCGCAAGCCATGAGCGCGGCGGCCAAAGGTAATTTGCTTCAGCGCGGCGGCGCTGCTGCTGGCGCGGTGATAAAAGGCGCGAATACACTAGCGCCTAGCGCGGTTAACGCGCTGCTCAATAATCAATCAGCCAACGGAGCGCCGTAGTGACCCCCCGTGACCGCCTAAGCACTTGGGTCACGCTCATCGCCACAACGACGTTATCGTTGATTTTAATCTCGATGGTCAGCGGTATGATGGTTGGGTTGTTTGACGAAAAAGTGGACAACAACAAAATCTTTGAGGCCATCTTGCCTGCGTTCCAGACCATCGTAGGCGGCTTCATTGGCCTGATTACCGGCATAAAGATTGCCACCGACCAACGCCGCGACGGAGATTAACAGTGGACTACCAAACCCTTTTTAACATCATCCTCGGCGTGGTGATGGCAATTATTGGATGGTTTGGCCGTTCCGTGTGGGAAGCTTCCATCGAACTCCGCGCTGACCTTTCGCGCCTGCGCGAGGACATCCCCCGCACTTACATTTCGCGCGAAGATTACCGTGTAGACATCCGCGAAGTGAAAGAGATGCTGGTTCGCATTTTTGACAAACTTGATTCAAAGGTAGACAAATGACGTTTGAAGACGCATTCAAAGTACTCATCGGGCACGAAGGCGGCTACGTCAACGACCCGAAAGACCCCGGTGGCGAGACAAAGTACGGCATATCCAAGCGCGCCTATCCGGGTGAGGACATCAAAAACCTGACGCTGCCGCGCGCCCAAGCCATCTACCACCGCGACTTCTGGGACGTCGTCCACGCCGATGAACTGCCGAAACACGTCCGCTTTGCTGTGTTCGACGCGGCAGTCAATAGCGGTGTCCGGCAGGCTGTCAAATGGCTCCAGCGCGCGGTGGGCGTCACGGATGATGGTGTCATCGGTCACAAGACCTTAAGCGCTGTAGTGGCGATGGAGCCGTACAAATTGGCCGCCGTATTCAACGGCCAGCGCCTCAAATTTATGACCGAGCTAGAGACGTTTGGCCGGTTTGGCAAAGGCTGGTCCCGGCGCATTGCCGAGAACCTCATTAACCTACCGTAGGGGGCGTCATGCAGTACTTTATCGACCGGGCTAAGGAGCCCAGCACCTGGCGCGGGCTGGCGCTGTTCGCCGGCGCAGTTGGTCTGCACACGGCGCCCGAGGCGCTACCCGCTATTGGGAGCGCCGTTGCTGCGATTATTTCGGCGATTGAGGTACTGCGGAAAGGCTAATCAGCCGGTCGATGTACCAGCGGGCCTTCCGCAGGTCTTCGACCCCGTTCTTGCGCTTCCAGCGCCACAGGTACTTGATGGCGTTGGCGGTGCAAACCGCCTCGATGCCCTCCAGACCGACGGTGGCCGCCGTCAGCGCGTCGATACACTCGACGCCGCCGGCGGTGTAGTGGGGCGGATGGTTGACCGTATCGCTCACGCTAGCATGGCCTTGCGTTCGCGCTCCATCCGCACCGTGCAGTAGCGCTGATGCAGGCGCAGCATGATGGTCAGGCGCCGAGCGCCGGCGCACTCCTCGTCCAGCATCTGCTTCACTTCGTCTTCGCTCATCATTGGCAGGTTCGCCAACAGTTCTCGCCACGTCATCATCGGAGTGCCTCCTGGGCAATATCGGACAGGCTGCGCTTATCGGCTAGCGCGGCCCAGATTTTCTCATCTACCGTCTGCTCTGCCAGAAAGACATAGCACCATACATCGTGCTTTTGCCCGCTGCGGTGCAGCCTGCCGATGGTCTGCTCATAGAGTTCCAGCGACCAAGGCAGCGACAGAAAAACCATCTTGCACCCGCCGTGCTGCAAGTTAAGGCCATGTCCGGCTGACCGGGGGTGCAGCAGGAGGATTTCGACTTTACCAGCGTTCCAGCGCTCGATAGCACGGTCATCCTCCAGCGTCACAGCGCGGGCGCCGTAACGGGCCTTAAGGGTGGCGAGTTCAGCCTGATAGTTGTAAACGATGATTGTATTCGCGTACTGATTTTCTTCAAGCAGCTCATCCAGCCGGGTCAGCTTATGATTGCTGAACCACTCGGTGCCGGTGTCGCCGTAGACGAACCCGGACGCCATCTGTTGCAGCTTGCCGGTCACGGTCGCGGCGTTAATCGCCAGCGCGCGGCTGTCGGGGAAGATAGCGACAAAGTTCTTCTTCATGGCGTCGTAGGGCGCCCGGTCAAAGAGCTGGGTGACGACCGGGACCGTGTGCAGTGGCGGCAGCGTGTCGCTGTAATCGCCGGGGTCCAGCAGGAAGGTAGCCGGCTTGATGCGGGCCATGACCTTCTCAAGCGACCCCGGCACCGGCGTCCACTCCTGATGCTCACGGTTGACGCAGTAGAAGTACTGTTGCAGGAACGCGCCCTTGGACCGCCCCAGCAGGTGCTTATCGACTATCTTGCACTGCCCGAACACATCCTCCAGCCCGTTGCTGGTGAACGAGCCGGTCAGGCCCCAGCGTATCTTCATCGGCTCGATGACCTTCTCCAGCGCCTTGAACCTAGCGCCTGACGGGTTCTTCAGCCGGGTCAGCTCGTCGAACACGATGGCGTCGAAGTCCAACCGCTGCTTCGACAGCCATTGCAGGTTGTCGTAGTTGGTCACGACCACCTGCGCTTTAGACGCCAGCGCTGCCAGTCGCGCATCTGGTGAGCCACAGGCCACGGCCAGCGTGAGCTTAGGCGCCCACTTGGGCGCCTCCACGGGCCAGACGTCGGTGACGACGCGCTTGGGTGCGAGAACAAGAAAGCGTTTAGCCGCGTGTGTGGCTAAGGCGTGCTGGATGGCGGTGAGCGTCATGGCGGTCTTGCCGGCACCGACAGGCGCCAGCACCATGCTGCGCGGGGTGTCGAGCAGGAAGGCAGTGCCTGCGGTTTGGTAAGGTCTTAGTTGCATAAATAAGCCTCTATGAGCGCTTGCGCGACTTGCGGGACGATGGCGTTGCCGTAGGCGCGCAAGTGTGCCAATCGACCGGGATTCCCATCAACCAACGGGCGAGGTTGGCGTTCAACTGCATCCCAGCCGCGCAGCCCTCCGGGTCGCGTTCCTTCGCCTGGTGCGTCAGCATCTTCTGCATGTTGCCCCGCAGACTGCCCGCCGCGTCCTCGTTCGCGTTGGGTGTCAGCCACGAACCACAGGCGCTGCCGGTTGTGGGGAGCGCCGACGCCCGCAGCAGGCATACCGACCGCCCCGCAGGCGTAATCTTCGCCTTCCAAGTCAGCTTGAACCAAGTCGAGCCAGCCGTGGTTAATCGCTGTTTCAACTTGCTCTCCAAAGATGACTGGAGGGCGGCACTGGCGGATGAGATTGAACCAGTCGGGCCAGAGGTGGCGGTCGTCGGCGGTGCCGCGACGAGTGCCGGCGCTAGAGAAAGGCTGGCAAGGGCAACTACCTGTCCAAACAGGTCGGTCATCGGGCCATCCGGCGAGTCTGAGGGCGTGGCTCCAGATTCCAATTCCGGCGAAAAAATGGCATTGAATATATGGTCTAAGGTCTTCGACTGCGACATCTCTAATGCTCCGTTCGTCTACGTCGCCGGGCGCGATATGCCCAGCGTTAATCAGGTTCCTAAGCCACTGCGCGGCAAAGGGGTCTATTTCGTTGTAGTAAGCAGCCACTGGTCCACATCCTCCTTCGTCCATAAAACGACATAGTTTTGCCCCAGGCGCAGCATGTCCTCGCGGAACACCTTCTGGAGTTCCGACAGCCGCCCGCCCTTCGTTTTGAGTTCGACGAACCACGTCTGGTCGGGCAGGCATACTACGCGGTCGGCGACGCCTCGATGGGCGACGCTGGCGAATTTATACGCCATGCCGCCCTGCGCCTTGACGCGCTTGACGAGGTACTGCTCGATGACTTTCTCAAGCACGGCGCAGCCCCCAGTCGTTGTAGTTGCCCTTCTCAGGCGCGTTCGCCCGGTGCAGCAGCCACTTGGTGCCGAGCAGGCGCAGGGCCTGCTGGCGTTTGGCTTCCATGTCTGGGTCATCCCAGACGGGCGGGGTGCCGTCGTTCATTCTTCCCCCCTTGCGCGGATTGCATCAAAACATGCGTCCGCACCATCCCCGTAACCGCTCTTCCAGTCACTCAATTCCTCGCCATCGTCAAAAACCGTGGCGTGGCGGGCGCAAATAGCAGCACACGCTTCGCGCTCGGCAGCAACCGCCCCTTCTAGTTCAACCATCCGGTCGTTCCACCACTCCTGTCGTGCCGCAAAGGCTTCGTTGGCGTTTCGGAGAGCCTCAATTTCTGCCGCACATTCCTCGCGCTCGGCAACACGGGCGACCATAGCAAGCGCAATACATTCTTTAATAATCAACTCGGAGAACTTTTCTAGTTCATGATAGTTGAAGGTAAAAGATTCCGGATCTTTGGGGGAGTCCCATTCTAATTGTCCGGCGCAATCAATGGCAAAACCCATGATTTCTTCTCTAGTCATTCTTCTCCCCTTGCTCTGATGGCGGCGGCGCAGGTTATCGCCACACCCAAAATTACATTTGAAGGTTGGTTTGCAATATCGCTGCACACCTGCGCGCACGCTTCGCGCTCGGCAGCGGCAATAAGGTGGGCGAAGCGATACAGCATAGATATGAATATAGCATCGGCAAACGAAGCGTTTTCAGATACGTTAAACCCCGCCTCCCGCGCCAGCCGTGCGATTTCTTCGCGTTCTTCTTCGCGTTCTTCTTCGCGTGTCATTTTTCCCCCCTTGCGCGGATTACATTAAAACATGCGCCCGCGCCATCACCATAACCGCTCTTCCAGTCACTCAATTCCTCGCCATCGTCAAAAACCGTGGCGTGGCGGGCGCAAATAGCAGCACACGCTTCGCGCTCGGCAGCAGCGACAAGATCGGCGAAGCGCGGCAGTGGGCCATCCACCCCATGCCAGCACCATTCTTTACCGTTACCCACCTCCTCGGCGACCTGTAAGTACATTGCAGCAATCTCTTCCCTCGTCATTCCTCCCCCCTTGCGCGGATTTTCTCCGCAATCTCGTGCCGATGTATCAGACTCTCAGCCAGCTTCGCACACGCTTCGCGCTCTGCTTTAACCCCAGCTTGCCAGCCTTCCCATGCCCACCACCCAGCGGATTCGTGCCTGTAGGGGTTGTTTCCCGACACCTCTCCCTCATTCCACCAATCGTTGAAAGTCCGGCGCGCGTCTTCTTTAAGTGTGTGCATTGTGTTCCTCCAACTCTTCCGCCAGCTTGTCAGCCTTCAGCCTCAGTTCGTTCAGCCGCTTCTTCTTGCGGCGCAGAATTTTCTTCTCCGCCTCGCTCAGCTCCGTAGGAACGGCATCGGGGCGGGGTGGCAGCACTTTCGGCTGCTCACCGTCGAGGTTTAATCTGACCCGCCAAGCGCGGCGGTACATGCCCTTCTTCTCCAACTCCTTCGCCCGCTGCATTGCGGCGTGGAAGTCCATCGGGGACACAAAGTAATACTCGAAACTTTTGTCGCCGACCGTTGGGCCGGCGTGCGGGTCTTTGTGGCTTGCGGGCATTAGCAAGCCTCCCGGCGTTCGTGGAAGAAGTTGTGGTACCACGCCTCGCCGACGTGGTGGTCGCCGGCCTCGTCAGCCTTGGTCGCCGCCAGGTCGGCAATCATCTTGCCGAGCGCCGCGTAGCCGGCCAACTTGGCCCGGTCGTTTTTGGCGTCAAACACCGCCGCCAGCCGCGCGCTTAACTGCGCGCTTTCGAGGTAAGACATGTCGTCCAGCACATCGTCCGCGCAATTGCGGACGTACTCGGCGCGCCAGCCGTTGCGGGCGACTTCGCCCAGCTTGCCAAAGCTGTGCGGGCCATTCACTCCGTACTCGCTGGCAAGGAATTCGGCAAACTTCTTGGTCAATTCATCCATTGTCGTCGTCTCCAGTTGTTGTCGAGGCGGGCACTGTAGCAACATCACAAACATGTTGACAAGCCTCCCGCCGAAAAATTATTCTGCCGCCTCATCAACTAGAGGCATCACCATGCAACACAGTTCAGTCGTCGGCGGGTCCACCGCCAAGCGCGTCATCAACTGCCCCGGCTCAGTGAAGCTGGCCGCGCAAATGCCGCCGCAGCCGTCATCCAAATATGCCGATGAAGGCACCTTGTTACACAACGCGATGGCTATGATTATTGAAACCGGCTGCGCCCCGATGTCGCTGGTCGGCACCAAATATAGCGAGAGCGTCCTGACCGCTGAACTGGTCGAGGAAAAGATTCTGCCCGCGCTGGCCGCGCTGGATGAGATTGACCCAGCGAACACCGCCGACATTGCGGTCGAGTCGCACGTTGATTTCGCGAGTTTCATCCCCGAGGCGTTTGGTTCGACTGACGTCCTGATGCGAGTCGGCGATAAGGCCGTCGTGCTGGACTGGAAATTCGGCAGTGGTATCCCGGTTGACGCCGAGGAAAACCCGCAGCTCATGTTCTACGCCTGCGCGGCTATGCGGACCCCGCGCACCCAGTGGGCGTTCGACGGCGCCGAAACCATCGAGCTAATTATCGTGCAGCCGCCGCACATCCGCCGCTGGGAGGTCAGTCGCCGACGCCTGGAGGTGTTTGAGATTGAACTCCGCAACGCCGTGCTGCGCTCGCAAGCCCCGGAGCCTGCCGTCAAACACGGCGACTGGTGCAAGTTCTGCCCCGCGAAACCGATTTGCCCAGCAATGAACGGCGCGGTCGAGCGGGCGCTCAAGACGCAGCTCGACACCGTGTCGCCCGAGCTGGTCGGCGCCATGTTGAAGAACGCCGACCTGCTGGAAGACTGGATTAAACAGTTGCGACAATTTGCTTTACAACGTC